TGAAGTCGAGCCATCGCGACCAGCCGGTCCCGGGGTCGTAACCTCGACACGGCGAACGATCTGGTTGACTTGGACGATGTTGTCGCTCATGCCGTCACCGGGTCCAAGATGGTGTATTCGCCACCAAGAACATAGGTCACGATGTCGTGGGGCGAAGCGGACTGAGTCAACTTGAGATCCCAGATCCCAGATCCGGGACTAAGGGTTGCGGTGTAGTCCTTCGTCAAGTTGACATGGATGTTCGGGGAGCCTTTGGAGAGGGTGATGACATTGCCACTGCTGGCAACCTCATTGACCGTCCAGATCACCGAGCCAGCGGCAGTCGCCCGCCCCTCGATCTTGGCGTCGTAGGCAGTTGACCCACTGAGGTCCAAGGCACAGCCAGTGCTGTCCTTGTAGGTGATCGCGAGTTCAAACGTCTCGCCCTGATGGAACTCGATGTTGTACTGCGGCAGAGCCATACCGACCCCCTATGAAAACGGGTGCCCGGTCCCCCCGAAGGGGGACCGAGAACCCGGAGTGGCTAAACAGGATCAGGACGCGGGGGCGGTCAGGTACAGGTAATCGACCGTGAGCGATCCGAGGTTGACGTTGGTCGCGGCACCAAACTGCATGACGCCACACGCGCCTCGGGCCGTCAACTTGTATTCCTTGATGAGAATGTCATCGATGAAATACTGAACCCGGAACCCGCCCGAAGCAGTCGGAGTGCAAACGCCGCTATAGACGTGGTACTCCGTTGCGTCGAAGTCGGCAAGACCCGTGACGGTCGAAACAGTCACGTTGTCTTCCTTCTCGTTGGTCCCGTCATCGAACGAACACTGCACCACATCAGCAGCCGCAGAGGAACCCTGAGTGAGTTCCATGCAGAAGTTCGTGGCCTGAGCCGGGAAGTTGGCAGCAGCCGCAGCACTGGTGGCAAAGCCGAAACTGGCCTTGTCATTCGCCGCACGAGTACTGCTGACCTTGGCACGAAGGCCAAACGCAATGTCGCCAGCGATCATCGAAGCAGCGGTGACCTGAGTGTTGCCAATGACGATGCCGGAAGCAACACCGTCGTCGTCAATCAGAACGGCATGGGCATCGGCAACGGAGAGGGCGGCGTCGGTGGCAGTGACGCCATCGAGCGTAACGAAGTCGGTGAAGAAAGAAGCACCGAGAGTGGGATCCGCGACGCGGGCGAGGGTGCTGTTCGGCCCCTGACCGCCTCGGTTGTAGGTAACAATGGTAGACATGATGTCATACCTCCTTGTTTGAAGTCAGATGGATCAAGCACCACCGAGGATGAGAGCGTTGCGACGACGATCGACGCACTGAAGGTTCATCGTGAGATCGACGTGAGTCGTAAACACGGTGTGCTGGTTCGGAGCGGTGTCCGGACCGGTTTCCTTCATGTACTCGCCCGAGAGAAGGACGCTGCGGAACGAGCCCCACTGGATCATGTAGATCGGTCCAGCACTGTTGTCGATGAGCGAACTGCTATCCAACTTGGGAACGTACATGATCGGAACACCGCGGAAAGTGGTCGTGCCGTTCGCGTCCGTAGCCACGTCTCGCGAAACGATCTTGTCGTTCAGGCGATCCTGAAGAACCTCAAGACCCGCGAGGGTGGAGTAGTTGGTGTAGATGCCCCACTTCTCGGGAGTCGGGTTGTACGACGGGTACGAAGCGTTCGGGATCGGCTTGAAGTTGCACTTGATGTACGCTTCCTTCATGGCCTTGAGAACGGTGGGCTGATTCATCGCGAAGTTGGTGGTCGAACCGCTGGCAAGAGCAGACACCGGATCGGTGACATCAGCACTGGTGAAGTAGCCGAGGCCGTTCTGCCATCGCGGAACGTCGGTCGGGTTGATTCCCGCGACCGTGGTGAACCCGGACGGGACACCGCCGCCGAACGAGAACGAACCGGCAGCACCGGCGGAAGCACCAGCGTTGTCCGAGATCCAGTAGTCAACGCCGTTCATGTCCTGAGAGGCATCGTTGGCGGGCTTGCCCCAGAACTGCGTTTCGAGATGCTCGGTCAGCGAGATCATCGCGTCGTTGCGACGAACCTTGACGAGGTCAACGATGCGACGGGGATCGCGGTTGAACGCGATTTCGCGACGCTCGATGGCGTAGTTGACAGTGGTGTGCTTCCAGCCGATCTCAGCGGTGGACATCACATCACCGACGTTGAGATCATCGACGGCGAACAGGCCGGTCTGCTTGGCAGCACCGCTGTTGTCCGTCATCAGGTTCCACTGGATCGAGGGGCCAGCCTCGTACGAAACCGACGACTCCTGAAACAACTTGCTCAGGGCCACATGGTACTGAAGGTCGGTCGAAAGATCGGTGTACTTGAGTTCACCGAGTTCCTTCTGGGTCGTGGTGATCAGGTCACCGAGATCAGAAGCATTGATAGACATGGCTGTCTACCTCCATTGCTATCGACTGATTCCGCGGTCTGCCATCATCCTTGCAACTGCACGGGCTGCCCGATCTTCGGGACGTTCGTTGATTGCGGACTTGCCAGTCGTTTGGGCACGGCTGACGAATTGATTCTGGCGACTCTGGACACGGTCGAGAATTTGTTGTTCACGGGCCTCGACCATCGAGGCTCCGAACTCCATTGACACCGCCTTCTCGAAGAGTGCGGTGTCATCTGGGACATCCTTGCCCTTTGCCTCGTAACCAACCCGGATCGTGTCAATCGCATCCGTGATTCGTGACTGGGCGTCATCGGCTTTCAGGACATCCCCGTACTTGCCACTCTCTGATTCCCAGACAGCGGCAAACTTGTCAGCGGTCTTCGCCGCCACGGTGGCCTTCTCAGTCTTGACACGCTCCTGCTGGAGTTGCGTCTCAAGCCCTGCCACCTTCTCAACCAGTGCCTTGACGCTGGTGGCGAGTTCTTCGTCGATGTATTCCGACAAAGCCTCTTTCATCTCAACCGGATTGGCGGGCGGGAGTTCATCGCCCTCGTCGGCTGAGGAATCTGGTGCCACCGGAGTTTCTGGCTCTGGCTTGGTTTCTTCAGGAGGAGCCTCGGACTCGGTCGGAGTCTCGTCCGTCAGCGGGGTCTCATAAGGATCCCGATGGTTGAACGTAGGACGAGGCGTTTCATTTCGTTCTGCTTCTGAGTCAGTCATATCCATTCCCGTCTGCTCGGCCAGTAGCCTTGAGGATCTTGCGACGCTGGGCGTTGTTTTCCAGTTTCATCCTACCATCGGAGGTGAACTCGACATGCCCGCACCCCTTGGCCCTCAGGTCTTCCTGAGTCTGTTTGACCAGATCCGGGTGGGTTCCCAGCCCGTCACTATACATAGGCCAGCCCTTGGCCGTTGACACACGGGTCTTCCCCTCGGCACCGTAGTCTCGGGTCCACGATTCACCGTCGATCACGATGTCATCTGTATCCCCCTGACGTTCCATCATTTCACTGATGGTCATGACCATACTTGTGGTTTCGCCGGTCTTCTTGTTCTTGTAGTGGTACTGGGGCATCAGCCAAGTGGTCCTTGCTGGGGCTGATCAAGTGCCTCTGCACCCGGGCTCGGGTTGGCACCCATCAGCATCTGGCTCATGGCGTTGTCCCGGAACGCCCGGGTTCCGCCGGTCGGCACATTACGCCTGACATACTCACGCCTTGTCACGGGAGACTTCCCGCCCTGAGGCTCGGTGTTGACCATACCCAGAAGGTTCTGGGGGTCAAGAGGAGAACCCATTGGCGTAATCAGGTCCGCCACCTCCTCAACCCCGGTCAGGGTTGCCATGTGAGCGATGTAGGCAGGCACATCGATCTGGATCCCCTGCTGCATCAGGTTCGGAGCCATGGGCATCAGCATGTTGTTCATCAAGTTCGACATCGTCTGAACTCGGTCAGCCGAAGTGGTTTCCTGAAGACTGCTGGGCTGAATCGAGAACTCAAGGTCGAAGAACTCTGACTCCTTGCGATCCTTGGGCTTGAGCGGGATCTGAACTTCGATGCCCGTGCCGCCGAGATCCTCCGTCAACTCGTAGGTCCGAGCCGGGTCATGCCAAGCCCAGAGACCAATGGCCTTGACAACATCCCCGGTGAACTTGGTCACGCGGGCCTGCATGTCCTGAACCTTCTGGCTTGAAGACTGCTTGATCAGTTCTTCCTGACCCAGAGTGTCAGCAACGGAACTCAGGCCGCCGATGGTGT